CGAATTCAAATTCTTTCCCGACTGTTTTTCCTTCCTTTACGATTTTAACTTTGTGTCCTTCGGGCACTTCAACTGTCACTTTCATGTTAATTTGATTTTAAATTGGTTATTATATTCTGTGTATTTTTCCGGGCAGGTAGTTTCTATAAATCCGTTCATTGTAGGAATGCGGGATAATCTGCCGGATTTACGAAGTTCTTTTTCAAGCTGTTTAGCTTTGTGTAAAGCAGCCAAAGAACGTGCTTCATTCTCAATCAATTCTTTGGCTACTGTGATACTGTTGCTGATTTTCTCACATGAACTCATCATTTAACTTCTTCTGCGTATGGAGTATCGTCTTCTTCAAAATCGTCAGGTTTTTGGCCTTGTGTCTTTCTCCAGTCCTCAAACATTTCATCATCCAACTGGCTTTCTGTTTCAAGGACTTTGATCATGGAATCTGAAATACCTGTTTTGGGCAAGAATTTGAAAGCCCAGTTCACGATTGTTTTTCGAGCCATTTCTTCAAAGTCTGTGTCCCACGGAGATTGCTTGCCTTTCTTGACAGCCTCACTACGACTTTTGATTTCATCAATACGGGCTTTGGGCATTGCATCGAATTTCACGACACCCGAAGTCAAGACAGCAAAATAGTATCCTCCAAGAAGATCACCACGTTCCCCGAATACATTAGGTTTATGGATGATAGTGCCACCGGTACCTTTTGTCATGCTGAACTCGTCATTAGCATAAACTAAATCTGAATAAATATCCTTTACGACACCGGTGCGGATCAAAATATCAACTTTCCCCATGTATGAAGCTTGGAACTTCACTTTACCTTTGTACGGTACAAGGTATCCAAGTCTTAGTTCTGGGTTAAGTGTCAGTCCTGTGAGAGAAACGTTTTTGATTGCTTCGACAAGATGGTCTGGATATTGCCGGGCACAGTCAATCAAATAAGGATTATTCAACATTGCCTGCATAGCGAAATTGACTTCACGGGCGAATTGCTGTTCTGTGCCACCAGCTGCTATAAATGCCTTTTTAGGGGAGATAAAACAGCTTTCCAATCCTTTCAGTTGTACTGGAAAGGCTGGTGGGGCAGAAGGAACGGGCGGTTGTGGTGTGGAAGTTGTTGGGGAAACCGGTTCTGTTTTTGTTGGTGAAGGAGCATTGTGTTGTTCCATTCCCAAGTTCCCTTGTTGGGGGGATTGATTTTCTGTTTTGATCATTGTTCTTGATTATTATAAAAGTTAAACATCTTGTTCTTTTCAAATGCAGGTGTGT